ACTCATTACGGGTATCCTTCGCCGCGGACACAAGATGCTGATATCAGGCTCATCCAAAGCCGGGAAGTCCTTTCTTCTCATGGAACTTTGCATCGCTATTGCGGAAGGCAAACCCTGGCTCGGTTTTCCCTGCAGGAAAGGCAGAGTCCTCTATGTGAACCTTGAGATCGATCCGGCAAGTGCGATCAATAGATTTCTCAAAATTTATGAGGCTCTTGGGCTGCCCATCAAGAACGCGGATTCCATCGTGGTATGGAACCTTCGAGGTCATGCCGTACCGCTCGACCAGCTTGTACCGAAACTCATCCGCCGTGTGCGGGATCAGCACTTTGACGCCATCGTTATCGATCCCATTTACAAGGTCATCACGGGTGACGAGAACAACGCCTCTGAAATGGGCGCGTTCTGTAACCAGTTCGACAAGATATGCACGGAGACCGGGTGCAGCACGATTTACTGCCACCATCACTCGAAGGGTGCCCAGGGAATGAAGAAAGCGATGGACAGAGCGTCAGGCTCCGGCGTATTTGCCCGCGATCCCGATGCCCAGCTTGACATGATTCAGCTGGAACTCTCCGAGGATATCGCAAACAACGTCCGTGACGGCAACGAGACCGCTTGGCGCTTGGAATCATCCCTTCGTGAGTTCCCGAATATCAAGCCCGTCAATTTCTGGTTCGAGTACCCGATCCATAAGGTCGATGACAAAGGCACCCTCGGCGCAATGCCGGCACAGGGTACTCCGCAGGCAGGCCGTCTCAACAATCCGAAGAGCAAAACGCCGGAGGATGCCGCCGAGGAATTCCGTACCGCTTTTGCCGCTCTCAATATGGACGGCAAGGTCACGGTAAAGGACATGGCGGAGTACATGGAAGTCATCGACAAGACCGTCTACGCAAGGCTCAAGAAGATGGGCGATGAATTCAGGCTCGACAAGGGCGTCATCACGAAGGCGGACCCGGAAAACGGCTGATCCGATTTTCTTCTTCTACGCTGTCTATATAAAGACATAGACAGAAGAACGGTCGTTACACTCCCAAAGTGGAAAGGGCTGCATAGCCTGCCCTTCCACTTCTGCGGAGCGCAACGGTAACTGAACAGAATGGAATAACGCAGAATACACGGAGGTTTAGAAAATGAACTTTTTTATGGCAATGAAGCCGCCGACCGCTACCGCACAGGAAAAGCAGGTACGTATCGTTCACGGCAAACCTATATTTTACGATCCCGCTCCCGTGAAGGAGGCAAAGAAACTGCTGACAGGTCACCTCATCCTTCACAGGCCGGACAAACCCATAGAAGGAGCCGTTGCCCTTGCGACGCTGTGGCTCTTTCCGAAGGGCAAGTCCCATAAGAATGGCGACTTTCGGATAACCAAGCCTGATACCGACAACCTGCAGAAACTCCTGAAGGACTGCATGACAAAATGTGGATTCTGGAAAGACGATGCCCAGGTCGTGAGGGAGACCGTAGAAAAACGCTGGTCGGACGAACCGACAGGCATATACATCGAGATTACCGAACTGGAGGTGAACCGTGATGGCAAATAACATATACAGAAACTCGGAAGGCTACTACGATCCGACCGCAGGAGCCGTTATCGCAAAGTGCAACAGAAAAGAAAAAAGCGACCGCAGGAAAGCTATCCGCAAGGTTAACGCACAGGCAAGAAAGAAGTCTTCCGAAAGCCGCACCATCGTTTATATCTGCAGCCCTTATGCCGGGGATACCGTTCGTAACATTCTCGCGGCACAGAAATATTGCAGATATGCGGTAGATAAAGGATACCTGCCCTTTGCGGCGCACCTGTTCTTTCCGCAGTTCTTAAATGACGAGAATCCAGTAGAACGCTCCCTTGGGCTTTCCTTTGGAAATGTGTTCATGGACAAATGCACCGAGGTTTGGATTTTCGGTTCGGAATATTCCGCAGGCATGAAAGCCGAATACGAACGTGCCGTCAAAAAGGGCTTAAAAATCAGATATTTCACAACAGACTGCCGTGAGGTCACAGGTCACGGGAACGGAGGTGGCGATGGACCCATATGAAAAACTGGCAAACGCCATCATCATCCAGGCGGCAAAGGACTACCGAGCCGCCGCACGAAAATTGAAAAGAAACCCGCGTAACCATCTCGCACAGGCAGAGGCTGCCTCCATTGAGCGGTTCTTCCGCTCCGATTGGTACAAGTGCCTCACGGAAGTAGACGGCGAGATGCTCATAAGGAAACTCAAAGAGGAGGTCTGAAATTATGACACCAAAAGAATATTTGAAACAGTCCTACAGGCTTGACCAGAAAATAAACAGCGACATTGCGGAGGCTGCGCGCCTTCGGGAAATGGCATCAAGTGTCGGTTCACCCGGCTTCGAGGAGCATTACAATCCCAACCGCTCAACGGAGGCTCCCTTCGTCAGATGTTTTGAGCGTGTATGGGAACTGGAACAGAAAATAAACGCCGAGATCGATAAGCTGGTCGCTTTAAAAGAACAGATTCGCACCGTCATCGACAAGGTGGAAAATCCCGATGAGCAGATGGTACTCCGCTACCGCTACATCCACAACTGGACATGGGAACAGATTGGCGACACGCTCTTTGCGGATGAAAGCACCATACGTCGCTGGCATGGCAGAGCCTTGCAGCATATCACCGTGCCGGAGGACTGCATCATCATATGACCGCGCCGAAAATACCCGGTTTTGCACAGCAATGCCCACCATGTATTTATGGTAGTATATAATCAGCAGAGCAGAATCAAAAAGCCTCATGGGAACAGTCCCGTGGGGCTTTTGTCATGCCCGGAAAGCGAGGTGACTTCATGCCGAGAAAACCGAAACGACCATGCCGTTATCCCGGATGCGGTCGACTCTCTGACGGTCCTTATTGTGAGGAACACAGGAAAGCCGTGCGGGAGAATTACAACCGTTACGAGCGGTCTCCCGACAGCAATAAAAAATACGGCAGGTGCTGGAAAAGAATCCGTGACCGTTACGCTGCCTCTCACCCGCTGTGCGAACGCTGTCTCAAGGAAGGCAGATACACTCCCGTCGAGGAAGTGCATCACATCGTTCCCATCTCAAAAGGCGGCGACCATAGGGAAAGCAATCTGATGAGTCTTTGTCAGTCCTGCCACACCAAGATTCATATTGAGATGGGCGACCGGCACTGACCGGTAGGGCGGTCTGAATCTCTACGGGTCCTATAGCGGACAGCGGCCTGGGGTCACGCGTGCAAAAATTCCTATTCAAACGGGGTATTAACCCCTGCCCGCCAAAAGCGAGGTGATTTTAGTGGCAAAAGACGGAACGATGAGAGGCGGTCCCCGTCCCGGTACGGGGCCGAAACGAAAGGCTCTCGTGGACAAAATCAATAACGGAACCGCAGATTCGGCAATGGTACTCCCTGCGCCTGCGGAGATCGAGGGCGTGGACGTGCCGCCTGTGAAGGAGCACCTGAAAGCAACACAGAAAAACGGCAAAGACCTGTGTGCCGAGGAAGTCTACCGCGATACCTGGAACTGGCTCAAGGCAAGAGGCTGTGAAATGTTAGTAAACAACCAGCTGCTCGAACAGTACGCCATGTCGGTTTCCAGATGGATACAGTGCGAGGAGGCAATCTCCGAGTTCGGATTCCTCGCCAAGCATCCCACCACGGGCAACGCCATCGCTTCTCCCTATGTGGCGATGAGCCAGACCTACATGAAACAGGTCAACCAGGTCTGGTATCAGATTTACCAGATCGTGAAGGAAAACTGCTCCGTGGAATACGGCGGCAGAAGCCCACAGGACGATTTGATGGAGCGGCTCTTGTCCGCTCGGAAAGGAAACTGACATGAAAACTTATAAAACCGCTGAAAGCGTATGCGCAGGGCATCCCGACAAGCTCTGCGATTTTATTTCCGACAGCATCCTCGATGCTTGTCTGTACAAGGACAAGTCTTCCCGCGTAGCCTGCGAGGTCATGGCGACACGGCACCGCATCATCGTGGCCGGAGAAATTTCCTGCTCGAAAAGTGTGGATATCCGCTACGAGGTGCGCAGGGCTTTGCAGAAGCTCGGCTACAATCCTTTCGCCTATCTGATTTATGTGTTCGTGCATAAGCAGAGCAAGGATATCGCGGGCGGCGTGGATTTGAGCGTGGAGGCAAGAAACGGCGACACTTCCTGCTACGCTCACCTCGGTGCGGGCGATCAGGGCACCGTCTACGGATATGCCACCGATGAAACGGATGAGTACATTCCGCTGCCGCTCCTTCTTTCACACAAGATATGTAAAAGACTGGACTCGGTAAGGCGTGACAACATCATCCGTGGAATCAAGCCGGACGGCAAGGCGCAGGTCACTGTGGAATATTTGAACGGCAAGCCAAAGCGCATAAAGACCATCGTGGTATCCGTTCAGCATGGCAAGGACAAAGACCTTGATGTGCTTAAGAACGAGATCATCTCCGAGGTGCTGCATCCCGTGTTCCAGAAGTTCCCCTTCGACGCAGACACGAAAATCCTCGTCAATCCCTCCGGCAGATTCGTGGAAGGTGGTCCCGGCGCGGACACAGGTCTAACGGGCAGAAAGCTGATGGTGGATACCTACGGCGGACTCGGCGCACATGGAGGCGGCGCATTCTCCGGCAAGGACCCGACAAAGGTTGACCGCTCCGGCGCATACATGGCGAGGTACATCGCAAAGAACATCGTATCGGCGTCCCTTGCGAAGGAATGCCAGGTCGCTATCAGCTACGCCATCGGCAAGGCTGATCCCGTAGCCGTCCAGGTCGATACCTTCGGCACGGGCAAGGTCAGCGATGAGGTAATCGCCAAGGCGGTAAACGATGTGTTCAATATGCGTCCTGCCGCCATCATCAACGACTTTTCACTCCGCAGATGCTCCTTTGCCGACTACTCCGCCTACGGGCATTTCGGCAACGGCTATCCCGCCTGGGAGCATAGCGACAAGTACAGAGAACTGAAGGAGGCTGTGGAGAAATATGAGCAAGACAACAACTGAAATGCAGCTCGTTCCGATTGCGAAACTTGTACCGTATGTAAATAACGCGCGGACGCATTCGCCGGAACAGATTACAAAACTCCGCTCCTCCCTCCGTGAATTCGGCTTCATCAATCCCGTTATCATCGACCGTGACTATGGCGTAATCGCCGGCCACGGTCGTATTCTTGCGGCGAAGGAGGAAGGCATCACTGAGGTGCCCTGTGTGTTCGTGGACTATCTGACCGAGGCACAGAAGAAGGCGTACATCATTGCCGACAACCGTTTCGCCCAGGACGCAGGATGGGATGAAGAACTTCTGCGCATCGAGATTGAATCCCTGCAAGGTGCGGACTTTGATATTTCCCTTACGGGATTTGAGGATGACGAGATTGCCGACCTCTTTGCCGGGGATAAGGAATCGGAAGTCAAGGACGATGACTTTGACCTTACCGCTGCCCTTGAGAAGGCATCCTTCGTGGAGCGCGGGGATATCTGGACGGTCGGAAGGCACCGTCTCATGTGCGGTGACGCCACATCCGCAGAGGACGTTGCAAAGTTGATGGACGGCAAGAAAGCCAACCTCATCGTGACCGATCCTCCGTATGGCGTGTCCTTCAAGAGTTCCAGCGGTCTTACCATACAGAACGATTCCATGAAGGATGATGAGTTCTATGCCTTCCTGCTCTCCGCATTCAAGTGCATGGCTGACTCGCTCGAAAAGGGCGGCGCGGCATACATCTTCCATGCGGACACCGAGGGCTTGAACTTCCGAAAAGCGTTCATTGACGCCGGGTTCCATCTGGCGGGCGTGTGCATCTGGGTGAAGAATTCCCTGGTGCTTGGGCGCTCGGATTATCAGTGGCAGCACGAGCCTGTCCTGTACGGATTTTTACAGAACGGCAAGCATCCGTGGTACTCCGACCGAAAGCAGACCACCATCTGGAATTACGACAAGCCAAAGCGCAACGCCAACCATCCGACCTCAAAGCCGCTCGACCTCCTGGGGTATCCCATCAGCAACTCCTCGCAGGAGAACGCCATCGTGATAGACACCTTCGGCGGCAGCGGCTCCACCATGATGGCGTGTGAACAGACAAACCGCATCTGCCACATGATGGAACTGGACGAGAAATACGCATCGGTCATCCTCCGCAGAGCCGTGGAGAACGGTATCGCGCCGGAGGATATTTTTGTGGAACGGGACGGGAAACAGATACCCTACGCTGACCTTGTGAAGGAGGTGGAACTACCCGATGGAACAGAATAAATTGACGCTCGGCAGCCTCTTTGACGGTTCCGGCGGTTTTCCTTTAGGCGGCTTGATTTCCGGCATCGCTCCCTTGTGGGCATCGGAGATCGAGCCGTTTCCTATTCGGGTGACCACCAAACGGCTGCCGTTCATGAAGCATTATGGTGACGTGTCCGCCATCGATGGAGCGAAACTCCCTCCCGTGGACATCATCACCTTCGGCAGTCCTTGCCAGGACATGAGCATCGCGGGCAAACGTGAAGGTCTGGACGGCAACCGCTCCGGGCTTTTTTATGAAGCCGTCCGAATCGTAAAAGAAATGAGGTGTGCAACCGATGGAAAATATCCGAGATACATCGTCTGGGAAAACGTCCCAGGCGCTTTCAGTTCAAACAAAGGCGAGGACTTCAAAGCCGTCCTCGATGAGATCTGCCGGGTCAAGGACAGTGAAGTTGATACTCCTCGACCGAAGAAATGGCCAAACGCAGGATGCATCATGGCAGACGATTACTCCGTCGCATGGCGGGTATTTGATGCTCAGTACTGGGGAGTTCCCCAGCGCAGAAAACGCATCTACCTTGTCGCAGATTTTGCAGGCAGATGTGCCGGAAAAATACTATTTGAGTCCGAAGGCCTGTCTGGGTATACTCCGCAGGGCTTCCGCTCGTGGCAAGGAACTGCCGGTCCTTCTCCGGAAGGCTCTGGAGAGGCAGGCACTGTCTGCTTAAATGACCAGGGCGGCGACCGCATGGATGTGTCCGAGGATGTGACGGGTACGCTCCGGGCGCAGGATCATGGGCATCCTCCTGTGGTCATGGGTGCGGCTGGCTTCTGCACCGAGCATTCGGCAAAGAGCCGTTCCATCGGATATGAGGAAGAGACATCCCCGACGCTCCGGGCGGGCACCGTTCCTGCCGCTGTTTACGAAAACCACAGCCAGGATACACGCTACACCGGTCCCATTGATGTCGCTCCCACGGTCATGTCCACCTACGGCACCGGCGGCAACAATCAGCCCTTTGTGGTGGAGACGCCCAAGACGCTGAAGATACGCTGCGGATGCGAAGGCGGCGGCAAGGGTGCGCTCATCCAGGACAACAAGTCCGCCACGCTCGGATGCAACAACGACCAGACGCTTTTCGTTCCGACCGTTTACGGCATCTGCTCCAAGGACTCCAACGCTATGAAGTCCTCCAATCCCCACAGCGGGATTTACGAGGCGGACACCTCACGGACGCTTGACGGCAACGGCGGCAATCCCTCCTGTAACCAGGGCGGCATGGCTGTCGTGGCCTTGGAAGGAAACGGTGCAAGACCGTCCCACAAAGGCTGCGGATATTCCGAGGAGGACGTCAGCTTTACGCTGAACGCCACCGAACAGCACGGCGTGGCATACGGCATCGACCGCGCCACCTATAACATGGGGCAGAACGCACGGTTCGGCATTGCGGTCGAGGAGGAAGTCGAGCCTACGATGGTGGCAAAGGGACCGGGCGCAGTCGCCCATCCCGTCTATACCACGAGCAAGAACTCCTACCACACCGAGGCGGAGGAAGATGTGGCGAATACGCTGGTCGCTACGGATTACAAGGACCCGCCGACAGTATCGGAGGAGCCTTACTACATCGTGCGCAGGCTCACGCCCACCGAATGCGCAAGGCTCCAGGGCTTTCCCGACTGGTGGTGTGATGACCTCGGAACGGATGATCCTACCGATGAGGAAGTGGCGTTCTGGCGAGAGGTATTTGAAACGCATCGTAAGGTCATGGGGACATCTTCCAAGCCGAAAACGGACGCCCAGATCATCAAGTGGCTGAAAAGCCCTCACGCTGACTCTGCCGAGTATAAGCTGTGGGGCAACGGCGTCGCTCTGCCGTGCGTCCATTTCGTACTGGCGGGCATTGTGTATTACTCACAGAATGAGGGCTTGTGATCGGGTACTTATTCTACATCGAAAGATCCCGTTATTTGCTTGCTATTTCCGGGCTTTAGAGTGATGTATATACATGCCGAAAGGCACAGAAAACAAGCGAAAACGGAGGTAAACACAATGCAGGTCAACTACAACGTAACAGGCGCACAGCGCAAGGAACTTGTAAAGGTCATCTCAGACACCACGGGAGCGAAGGCAAAGTACATGGGAATGCCCACGGCAGCTTACGAGATCGACTATTTCACGGTCACCAAGGAGGGAACGCTCCTCTTCGATGACCGAGCAGACAGCGAGGAGGTCGAGCAGGTGCTTGAGGCCATCGCCGCCGCAGGTTTTGAATGCGAAGCGCAGGAAGGTTTCGAGGAAGAATCCGAAGAGCCGGCCGAAACCGTGCCACAGGCCGCCACGGACGGGCTTACGGTTGAAATGCCGAGGAACTTCTTCACGGAAACCGCACTCGACAATCTGAAACGGATCGTGGAAAGCAAGGCGGCGCTCATCAAGAAGGCGGTCGGTGCGGATGACCTTCCCATCGAGGTAACGGACGAGAAGGTTTCTTTTCCCTGGTTTGCCGAGGTCGATGCGGATACGGTACACGCCTACACCAACCTCATCAGCAAGCTGTCCGAGATGGCGAAGAACGCCACGAGGGTGACGGCGACCGAAAAGGCGGTTGATAACGAGAAATACGCATTCCGCTGCTTTCTCCTCCGCCTCGGCTTCATCGGAGCGGACTACAAGACCGACAGAAAGATCCTGCTGAAGAACCTCACAGGTTCCTCGGCTTTCAGAAACGGAGGTGCTGACCATGAGATTTCCGAGTAAAGAGACTGTGGAGCGCATCCGCAGGCAGTATCCAGTCGGCACACGGGTGGAACTCGTGAAGATGGACGATGCGCAGGCTCCCGCTCCCGGCACGAAAGGAACGGTCGAGGGCGTGGATGATACGGGATCGCTCCTCATGCATTGGGACAACGGCAGCGGACTGAACGTGGTCTACGGCGAGGATATCGTAAGGAAGCTCGATACCGTTACGACCATCTGCTATAAGGAGACAAAGGTGTGGGATTCCCGCAAGGATGCCGCCGACTTCTTCCTGCAGGCCATCGCAGGCACGGAAGGCGCGGAGTGCGAACGCTATACCACCATCTACGCAAAGCTGGTATCGGGATTGGAGGTGTGCAGTGATGACGCAGACGATTAAGGAACAGATCCTCGCCATCCGCGACACCGGGCTTACCAATATGTTCGATGTGAACATGGTGCAGCGCCTTGCCTATGAACGGGACTTCTACGAACTGGTGACCTTCCTCGAAGAGAACCGCAAGGAATATGTGCATTTCATCCTCTACGGAGAGGAGTAAAGTACACAATTTCCGCCGCGATACTCTGGTACATATATTCCCGGAAAAGACTTGCTATTATGTGCTTTCAGAGTGATATATGTACATACCAAAACGAACGGAGGATAACACCATGACGACGAGCGATGCAATGAGAACCTACAGACTGCCGAACCCCACCACGCCGGAGGACTTGGAATGCCGCTGGAGCAAGGTACTGAACTTTGGAGACAAGGTGCTGCTTGCCGGGTATTACTACAACGGACAGAACAAGCCTTCTTACTTCGGAGCGGTCTACGAGTACCTTGAGGACGGCAGGCACGACTGCGAAAGCGCCATCGGGCTTTACGCCGCAAGCGAGGTAGAGTTCGAGGATGACGGCCACGCGATTGCCTGGGCGATGCAGCAGTAAAACACGGTAACAACATACCCAAGGGACGAGCCGAAAGGCTCTGTCTCTCGTACAGATACTTTTTGAAGTCGCAGAGATGCGGCTGTTTTTTTGCCACAAGGAGGTGACCGCGCTTGCGACATCTGAAGAAATATAAGCCGACGAAGTTCAAAGCGAAGGACTCCGTTTACGATAAAGACAAAGCCGACTATGCCGTATCCTTCATCGAATGCCTCTGCCACACCAAAGGAACATGGGCGGGTAAGCCCTTTGAACTGATCGACTGGCAGGAGCAGATCATACGTGACATCTTTGGCATCATGAAGCCCAACGGCTACCGACAGTTCAATACGGCATATATCGAGATTCCCAAGAAAATGGGCAAGTCGGAACTTGCCGCCGCTGTCGCCCTGCTCCTTTGTTGCGGTGACGGCGAGGAACGCGCCGAGGTGTACGGGTGCGCCGCCGACCGCCAGCAGGCTGCCATCGTTTTTGATGTGGCTGCCGATATGGTGCGGATGTGTCCTGCGCTCGCCAAGCGAGTCAAAATACTGACCGCTACCAAACGTATCGTGTTCCAGCCGACCAACAGTTTCTACCAGGTGCTGTCGGCTGAAGCCTACTCCAAGCACGGATTCAACATCCACGGCGTGGTGTTCGATGA